CACAAGAAGTATTAGAACAAATTGACACTGTTGCAAAACAAACTTTTAGTTATGGACACGGAGAGAGTACCACTAACGATTCTGAGTAATCTACTTCACGATGAAGTATATGCTCGTAAGGTTCTTCCATTCATTCGTGATGAATACTTTGAAGAGAGAACTGATCGTGTAGTGTTCCAACAAATTGCAGAATATGTCAAGGCATATGATGGACTTCCTACTAAGGAAGTTCTACATATCGAGGCAGAAAAACGTGATGATCTCACACAGGATGAGTTCAAATTAGTTGGTGACTTGGTTGATGCATTACATGAGTCAACATCAGAAAGAGCATGGGCAGAAGACACCACAGAGTCATGGTGTAAAGAGAGAGCAATATACCTTGCATTGATGAAGAGTATTCAGATTGCTGATGGGCAAGATGAGAAGCATAGTAATGATGCTATACCAGACATATTGAAAGATGCCCTAGCAGTAGGATTTGATCAGCATGTAGGACACGACTATATTGATGATTCAGAAGGAAGATACGAGTACTATCATAGAAAGGAGAATAAGATAGAGTTTGATCTTGAGATGTTCAATAAGATCACCGCAGGTGGTGTATCAAATAAGACTTTGAATATTGCACTTGCAGGAACAGGTGTTGGTAAATCTCTATTCATGTGTCACTATGCTGCTAGTGTCTTATTACAGGGTAAGAATGTTTTATATGTTACCTGTGAGATGGCAGAAGAAAAGATTGCAGAAAGAATTGATGCCAACCTACTGAATACAAATATCAAGGAAGTTGCAGACCTACCCAAGACTGTATTTGAAAAGAAGGTAAACAAACTCAGAGAAAAAACTCAGGGTAAATTGATCATCAAAGAATACCCTACTGCATCTGCACATGTAGGACACTTCAGATCATTGTTGAGTGAACTCAAACTCAAGAAAAATTTCACACCTGATATCATCTTCATCGATTATCTAAACATCTGTGCATCATCAAGATATAGAAGTGCAGTCAATGTAAACTCATACAATTATGTCAAAGCAATAGCAGAAGAACTTCGTGGTCTTGCTGTAGAATTTGATGTACCGATCTTCTCTGCAACTCAGACTACAAGAAGTGGTTTTACTAGCACAGACCCTGATCTTACAGATACATCAGAATCATTTGGTCTCCCTGCAACTGCTGACCTTATGATTGCACTTATTAGTAGTGATGAACTAGAAGAACTAGGTCAAATCATGGTCAAACAACTCAAGAATAGGTACAATGATCCGACATATAACAAAAGATTTGTAGTAGGTATTGACAGACCGAAGATGAGATTGTATGATTGTGAACAAGAAGCACAGGATGACATCTTAGACACTAATGTGGACACTCATACACAACCTTCTCAAGATTCCAAAGCGAAGTTCAATGACTGGAAGTTCTAAGTCTTACGCTGATGTAATGAAAACTTACAAAGTCAATTACTGTGCTATAATAAAACAAAATTGGAGTGATTATGTCCGGAGATTTTCAGACACACAAGGATAACCAACCACATAAAACCTATGCCAAAGTGGACTTGGATAAGTATGCTGTATTCGTGGATGGTGTCACATCCGATCCCAGTAAGAATTATCAATCGTTTATTGACAGTCTTAGTTCCCTTGATGGAAAGGGTGCCCATATTGAACGTCTTCTTACTGCTTCCGTTGGTATTAGTGCTGAAGGCGGTGAGTTTATGGAGATCGTCAAAAAGGTTATATTTCAAGGTAAACCTTGGAACCACGATAATAGAGAACATCTTATTATTGAGTTGGGTGATGTTATGTGGTACGTGATGCAGGCATGTGCTGCCTTGAATGTGACCCTTGATGAGGTCATAGAAGGCAACGTAGAAAAACTCAAGAAGCGTTACCCCGGTGGGGATTTCGATGTTCATTACTCAGAAAATAGAGCAGCAGACGACAGGTAGTTGACAAAGGTGTAAAGTTATGTTACTATAAATAACATGAGTGAGATCTTGATCTCAACACATACGAAGGACCCGAAAGTATCGTAACCCTGAGTACAACTGCTCTCAAACCAAGACCTATAGGCAGTATAATACTTCGTCTTTTATCCTGTAGTGAGGGATTACAGGAAATAAGTTTCGCATGTACCCTTCATGCCCTACTTACAAACGTCTTTTTAAATGACAACTCTTTCAAGGAAAGAACAAGGACTCCTTTCAGGATGGTCTGAGTTCTGTCAATGGGTAACTTCAACAAACAACAGAATCTATGTTGGTTGGTTCGGTGTACTCATGATTCCATGTTTGCTCGCAGCAGCAACATGTTTTATCGTTGCTTTCATAGCAGCACCTCCTGTCGATATCGACGGAATCAGAGAACCTGTAGCAGGTTCATTCATGTATGGTAACAACATCATTTCTGGTGCTGTAGTTCCATCTTCAAACGCAATTGGTCTTCACTTCTATCCTATCTGGGAAGCAGCAACTCTAGATGAGTGGTTGTATAATGGTGGTCCTTATCAGTTAGTAATCTTCCACTTCCTTATTGGAATTTCTGCCTACATGGGTAGACAGTGGGAACTATCCTACAGATTAGGAATGAGACCATGGATCTGTGTAGCATACTCTGCTCCAGTATCAGCAGCATTTGCTGTATTCTTAGTGTATCCTTTCGGTCAGGGATCTTTCTCAGACGGAATGCCTTTAGGTATATCAGGTACATTTAACTTCATGTTCGTGTTCCAAGCAGAACATAACATCCTAATGCATCCTTTCCACATGGCAGGAGTAGCAGGTATGTTTGGGGGATCACTCTTCAGTGCAATGCACGGTTCTTTAGTTACATCATCTCTAATCAGAGAAACTACAGAAGTTGAGTCTCAGAACTATGGTTATAAATTTGGTCAAGAAGAAGAAACATATAATATCGTGGCAGCACACGGATATTTCGGAAGACTTATTTTCCAATATGCTTCATTCAACAACTCAAGAAGTTTACACTTCTTCCTTGCTGTGTTCCCAGTTGTATGTGTATGGTTGACCTCTATGGGTATCTGTACAATGGCATTCAACCTAAACGGATTCAACTTCAACCAGTCTGTAGTAGACGCTAATGGTAAAGTTGTACCAACATGGGGCGACGTTCTAAACAGAGCAAACTTAGGTATGGAAGTAATGCATGAAAGAAATGCACACAACTTCCCATTAGACCTAGCATCTGCTGAGTCTACAACAGTTGCTTTGACAGCACCTTCAATCGGGTAATGAAACAACTACTGCATAGTCCTTATAGAGACCTTATAGAATTTGGTTTCTTTCTATCAGTGGGAATAACCGCCGGATCTCTAGGTCTTATATAAAAATAAATACCTCCTATAACAGGGGGTATTTTTTTATGGCAAAAATTTCTGCTAACAGAGGAGACATAGCAGAAGGTATCATGGGTGCTGCTCTGACAGCAAAGTTTATAAAAAGACAATTGGGACAAACTGTAAAAGATTTACCTCAAGTAAATGCTGTTGATATAGATGCAGTTCTAGCAAAATTTTTTAGAAGCGGTGGTATATACAGAAAAACTGTTAGAGATGTTCCCACACCAATCGAAGTTCCATTCCAAGAAGCAATTGATTCAGCGACAGGGGGTGCAGCATTTGCTACAGAGACAACTATAAATGTTGTAAGGGAGTTGATGTTTTCAGATAAGGTAGTCTTCAAACTTACTCTACCTAAAGCAGCGATGGATTTTCTATCCAAACAATCAAATCGAACTCAGGTCAGAGATATATTTGAGAGAGCAGTAAGATATGCTAATACTGATGCTACTTTTATAAGGGAATCAAATAGACTAGCAACCAATGCTAAGAATGATAAGATACTTGTAGATGCTGATGGTGTAAGTAATCAATTAGAAACTAAGGTGGATATAGGATTATATGCTAATGGAAGAAGGATAGGTAAACAAATCTCACTCAAAACTGAAAGTGGTAGGCAGTTTGATCAGGTTGTTGGATTTGGTATTGCTGAATTTGATAGACTTTTTTCTGATAACTTAGGAATTCTTGTTGATAGTAAGGTCAAAACTGAAGTCAATAATTATATAAAAGAATTCAATGTGACTGATGCATATTCTTTCAGAGCACAGACAAGTAAGGATGTTACTGGAAGTGTCTGGGCAAGTAAACTGAAAAAGGCAGCAACGATATACTATAAAGGTGCAGAAAAAGTAATCAAAATTAAAATTGATGCATTAGGTTTTAGAAGAAAACTTGCATCCACAATCAGACTAGGTGCAACTAGAGGTGATCAAGATATTCAATTGGTCAAATTTGCAGGGGCACAGGGGACATATTCTGAAAGAACTTTTGGTCCAGAGTTTGAGGATGCTATTGAGAATGCTGATCTAGAAGTTGAATCTAATTTTACAGACAACCCGACTATCAAAATCAATACTAATAATAAACTATTAGTTCAGTTTCGTGCTAGAGTAGATGCAGATAAAAGGGCAACTGGTTATCGTATCAAACTCAGGCAAGTTCTTGAAGCAGGCACAGGATTATTTTACCTATGATTGAAGATCTAATGAACGAACTTATCTTTCAATATACAAGAGATAAGAAAAAAGTTGAACCAATGAAAACAGAGATTCAAACCTTTATGGAATTTTATCTAGAGTTCATTGAGGGTCTCCGTGACGACAAGCATAAATATAATCAATACAAGACGCTAGGAATAGCGTTGATACAAAAAAACAAATCTCAGTTTTATAAAAGAATCCGTGAAGGCATACGCATCGTTCATCACAGAAGCACGAACTACAAGGGCATCGTCTCAAGCAAAACGTTTGGGTCTCGTCGGGGACGGTCACGGCGACTGGTATGACAAACAAGGCAATCTAAAAGCAAAAACAGTATCGGGAGAACTCAAAATGTTCTCTGGTAGAACTGGTGCCGGAGAAGAAGAAGGTTCTAAAGATACATCGACTGCTGCAAAAACAGGATCTAAGTTTGCAGGTGGTGGTGTAAATCAGGCAGGATCAAAAGGTGGTGGTTCGACTGCTGATATGGAGAGAATGACATCTCTTGTTCAGAATGCTGCTGCTAGAAAAGAATTAGATGCTGCTGCAAGAAATGAACCTCTTACAATTGCCTTTGATAAGTTTGATGATGAAGAGATAGCAACTAATATAGTTGCTGCAACAGAAGAGTATGCAGAAGGTGGACAGTATTATATCTTCCCAAGTAGAGATGCTGACATAGAAGGACTCAAAGAGACTTTTGGTGATGCTATTATAGATGACGAAAATGCTGAGACAATATATGATGTATTGCAATCAATATATGAAAGTGGATATGGTGCTGTCAATATTATTGTAAGACAAAGCAGAGCAAAAGAATTACAGAAACTTGCTCTTGAGCAGAATGGAGAATTGTATAACTTCCTCAGTCTTAATATAATTCCTGTAGATGAAAGAACAATTCGTGAACGATATATGGCAGGTGACATTTTCAAAAAGGGACAGTTAATCGAGTCAAATGATAAAATAGGTGTTATAATAAGAAGAGGGTCTAATCATTTGATTTGCCTAGATAAACATAAAGAAATTTTTAGATCATGGATCACGGAGTCTCAGGAGATTTAATTGTTACTGATGGAAAGATTGAAGTAACAAGATTCAAAGAGGTAATTGAAGACGATAATATTAAAAGAATAGTAGTGAATGTATCTGGTGGAACAGACTCCCCACTGGTAATTTATTTTCTTGCAAAATTTATATCTCAAACAAAGAAATACGATAAGGAAATATTTCCACATTTTATGGTGGACACAGGTAATATGCTGACCATAGCACCCACTCTAGTTCCAAAACAGATAGATGTAATCCGTGGTCTGTTCCCTGATGTGACTATACATGATGTATATACACAGAATTTTCGTAGAACAGAAGATTGGAATGACACTTTAGAAAGATACGTTGCAGTCAATAAGGAGGGCAGACATTTTAGATCTGACTTGTATGATGAAGTTGAATCAGTTCCTTTAGATGGTGTGAAGAACTTACATTGTGAACCTCTAAAGAAAAATATGTGGAAGGTATTGAAACCTGATGTTCTATTGAATGGTAAGACATCTAATCTACCCTATAATCTACTGAGACTGTATGGTGCAGATCAATCACAACCAAAACATAGAGCAGCAGGGGAGACTGACAAGTGGCCACAAGAAAAGAAAGATAGATCTCCATGGTATAAAGTTGATAAGAGATTCATAGGTCATCAGTATTGTAAGGAAGGATTGATGGATAATTTATTCCCACTTACAGAGTCATGTCTAGTTGAAAGTAGCGGTGAACTTATAGAAAACGGTTTAGAACCTAATGCATACCCATGTAAAATGTGCCATCAATGCGTTGAAAAGTTTGTGGCATTTGGTATGTACGATAAGTGTTGGACTAAATAATAAATATAAGAAATCAAAATACAGAAATGAGTAATCCTTGGTCACAAGCATACGAAGAACTTCGTAAACCTTACTATGAAGGTAAGATGGCGAAGAAGGACTACGATGGTGACGGTAAAATAGAATCTGGTACTGACGAGTATAAAGGTTCAGTGGACAAAGCAATCAAAAAATCGATGGCAGAGAAGGGTAAAAAAAAAGTCTCTGAGCACCATACAAAAGATGCAGACGGAAAAGTCATAGAGCATGGCGACGGAACTCCTAGCTCTGTAGAAGAAGAGCAGATAAATGAATTGAGTAAGAAGACCCTAGGTAGTTACGTTAAAAAATCAGCATTAGATATAGCAAATCGTGGTGTAAAGTTAGATAAAAACAAAACAGATGATGACGATAAAAAATCAAAGAAGAGATTGAAAGGTATAGTAAAGGCAACTAATAAACTTACTAAAGAAGATGCAGAGCAACTTGATGAATTGAGTAAGAAGACTTTAGGTGGTTATATTAAGAAGGCAAGTAAAGAAACCAGAGGAAACATGGTGGCAACACAGCATGGATCTGGTATACCAAAAAAAGCAAAGGATATCAAACTCAAGCAGGTCAATAAAAGACTGAAGGGTATGGAGAAGGCAGGCGAGAAGTTGGCAAAGGAAGAAGTCAAGATGTCTCGTAAAGAATATAGTAAGATTCATAAGGACTTCAAGTCTGATGATCCTAAGAATCCTAGAACTACAAAGTATGTCAAAGGTAAGGGCACTGTCTCTATGCCAGTCAAATTTACTGATGAGTTTCAGCATATAGAATACAATCCTCTTGCAGAAGGAACTTTAGGTACATTGCATGTTGCTGATATGGCAGGCAACACTCTTGCATGGCAGAATAGAATGGATACAAATGAAAAGGGTGAGAGATTATATGATTTCGGACAAGATCTTATCAATGCGATGGCAGAATATGTAGATGAAGCAAAGGTTGACAAGATGGTTCCCGATCATAAGAGATCAGGTAAAAGACTTGAACGCTATGGTAATCCTCATGGATCTCTAGCACTTGGTGGTGGTATCCAGAAAGATAGAAGAGCAGATCATGCAGCAAGAAGAGGTAAGAAGACTAAGGGTATGAAGAAAGAGGACTGGAGATCAGACCTTCAATACATTGAAGAGATATCTCCTGCCGGTGAACCTACAAAGTCATTGAAGAAGGGTGAGAAGGTAGATGGTAAGGAAGGTTCAGTAAACAATAAGATTACTATCAATCCAAATGTACAGGTTGAGTCTACTGAAGTCAATGAGATCGCTCCTGCAATTGCAATTGGTGGTGCGTTAGGTATTGCTGCAGGTGGTACTTATATTGCCAATAAATTGAGACAGCAGAAAAATAAAATTGATAAAGGTATAAAGGTTGATGGATTAGCAGGACGCTTCCAACAAAAAAATCAGACGCTACAGCAACTTCAGAATAATTCACACGAACCAGAAGGTGAGATGGTTGAGAATTCATTGATCAATAAAATCAAAAACGATTTTAATATCGTAAGTAAAGCAAAGAATGTTGTAGGTGCATACAATAAAAAGTTGCAGCAAAACAATAATGCAATCAACCAAGTATTGCCCGGTACAGCGTCAATGCAAAACAATTCTTATGAACCTGAGTCTGAGATGGTTGAAGATGCTAAGATGGCAAGGCAAAGTGATGATGCTCTATCAGCAGCACATAAGAAGTTCAGTGGTATGGATCAAACCTCCCCTGCTAACAAGTTTATGTTGAAGAGAATCTCTAAGGAGATAAACAGAAGAAAAAAAAAAGTTAACGAAGAACTAAATCGTAATCAAAAACCTTTCTACCAAAAGAAGTACACCACTGGTGGATATAAAACCGTGGGTACTAATAAGAGAATGAACTCTTCTTCTGATCGTAAGAAGGCAGGAACTGTTGACTCTAAGGCATCTCATAGAGATCAGATGAAAGATTTTGCTGATGCAGGCATCATCAAGAAAGGTAAATCTGGTGGTGGTATGAAGAAAGGACTGGCATCACTGAAGAAAGAGTCTCTTTTAGATCAAGTTGCTAGTGCATACGTGGACGAAGCAACTCGTATGAAGAAGGAGATGGGATATGATAAGGGTGGTACAAAGAAACCCAAGGGTCCTAAAACTAAGGATGCTGCACTTGATGCTGTAAAGAAATCAATTACTGCTAAGTATGGTAAGGGAGCAATCATGAGAAGTGGTAGCAACCAACCAAAGAAAGTCAAGGGTCAAAAACCTAGTGGTGGTGGTAAGTTCAAGATGATGGCAGACAAGAAAAAGGAGACTGCTGCAGACGCTAAGAAACGTGGGTTCAAGAATACTAAGGACTATGTAAACACCATGGCAAGGTATGGTGGTAAAGATAATTACGACAAAGGTAAAGGACTAGGGACATAGTGCATATATAGGAAGGATCCAACATTATTTTTATTATCATGTTATCATTCCTATTACCTTTAGCATCAAAGATCATCTCTGATGCAGTGGATAAAATACCTGATGATGCAGAACTAGGTGAGAAACTCATCGATATCTGCCTTGTAATCATAGGTAAAGCGGTAAAACTTACCAAAACAGATGCTGACGACAAGTTGTTTGCTCAAGTAGAGAAAGCAATCAAGTCTAGGTAGCACTACGATACAGATACCACGGGTCACCCGTGGTATTTTTATAAATATTCAAAGACAAAATTATTAGAAGTAAAAAAATGGCTCTTTGGGGAACAAGCGATTCAGACGAATCAAAACCTAAGAATTTAACAACTGCAGAGAAGAAAGAAGTATTCGCTACTGCTAGTGGATGGGTTCGTGAAGCAGGATCTGCACTATCGGGTAACGGTAACACAGGTGCTGATCCAGAAGTTCTAGTTGCAGTTAGTGGACTAGCAGTTTCTCTTGGTGCTGCAGATATCACAGAGATAGAATTCATAACACAAGCATTTGATAAGTCAGATGGTGGAACTCTACAGGTAAGAGTAAGATTCAACGAAGCAGTTGATGTAACAGGCACACCACAACTTACTGTTGTAAATGATACTAATTCTAACCACACACTATCATATGCATCAGGAACAGGTACAAATGAATTAGTATTCTCACTCACAATCGCTGCAGGTAATGCTGCAACTGATGCAGGTGACGAATTATCAATCGGAACAAATGCTATGGCATTGAACGGTGGAACAGTCAAGGATAAGGGCACTAACACAGCGTCCACTATCACTAACGTTGCATCAATCGGTACAGCAGCAGGCGTAATTACTGTAACAGCATAATATGACATGAGATTCGATGAATTGAATGATGAGAATCATCTCCTCTTTGCTATTAAATTTTATGATAACCCTCAAGCAGTCACAATAGAAGACTTCGATGAGGATCTCAAAAGATTCAAATACATAAAAAGATTATTCAAAAAGTATGTAACACAAGGTGAATTGAAGCATCATTTGATTTTGAATCACTTCATAATATGTTTCAATGTTTTTGGAGATGCCACAGTACCACTACTCTTTTACAAGATAGAAAAAGAATATTGGTCACTTATCAAAACATTTCTAGTATTCCTTGATAGGATACCGGAGTTCCCCAAAACTGGTCTGGATGACTTGAAGGTAGATAAGAAATGCCTTGACATTCTCCAAAAAATCTAATGAACAAAGA